TCACGCGGCGTATTTCGTGGCCGTAGCCCTGATCCTCTCGCTATAGTCATAGATCTGATCAAGGCTGTCGATCATGACGCGCTCTTCCTGGTCGCCGTCAAAGAGCCCGATATATTTTACCGACCGATTAAAGTGCAGACGCAGGAGAGGCTTGCGGTTGTTGTTGTCAATCAAGATTGCGCAATAAGACTTTGCATCTCTTATGAAAATCCGAGTAGGGGACACAACCTCGCGTGCAATCGCTTTCGCGATCATGTAGCCTTCACGCTCATCATCTGTGGTTACGATATCGGGTTCTTCTTCGATCGGCTCGACAACCTCCTGCGCCACTGCCTCTGTATCGGCAAGCGCATTTGTCAGCCGACTTTTCACGTTGTCCATGATCACTTCACGGAATGCAGCCTTGACGACGCCGGTCAGCATTTCCTTGACCTGAGCGGTTATGCGGCCCTCGTAAACAGAGCCAGCGACAAGGCGGACAAACTCCTCTGACGGGTCATCAATCAGGCCAGAGATGACCTGTTTAACGCCTGATGTGTATTTGAGGCGTTCTGCCGTTGCGAGGATGCTGTCGACGTTAAAGCCGCTCTTCTCAAATTTCCGAAGCTCTGAAATCGTGGTGGGGTTCAGATCCGTGATGTCGAAAATGAGGAACGGTCTTGCATCCAATTTATTGGCCTCATCGAGGTCTGTGTAGAAATTGAATGTCTTGCCGTTTGTGAGGATCGCGAACTTCGCTTTCGTAACTGTGAAATAGCGAAATAGCTGGCTGAGGTGCTTTTTCTCGAGGACGGTCGTTAGCGGTTTGCACTCGACAAGAATTCCAATGTCGTCATCGATCTTGATGGCATAGTCGACTTTTTCGCCCTTCTTCCCAACTGCATCGGCAGTGAATTCGGGGATTACCTCGAAAGGGTTGAAGATGTCGTAGCCCAATGAATGCAGGAAAGGCAGAACAACCGCTGTCTTGACCGCTTCTTCTGTTGCCATTGAACTCGAATGAGATTTTACACGCTCAGATATGCTTCTCAGCGAGTCTTCCAAAGCGCCCATTTACCCCTCCCGGACTTACTTTCTGGCCAAATGGCCACAGATTCGTCCGATGATGGTAAGTCGCGACAGTTCAACCGTAAAGGTTTCAAGTGCAGGGTTGTCAGAAATGATCCGAACTTCGGTCGGTTCACTGAAGGGGATGCGCTGAAGGCGCTTGATCTGAGGTTCGGCGTATCCGTCAGAAATGGCGTACACTGTATCCGTCGTCAGTGCGTTCTGGTGCAGGTCTACAATGACGCGGTCGCCCGGCATGTAGGTCGGTTGCATGGAATCGCCGACGACCTCCATCACGACGGCGCCGTTCGGGCTCACCTTGGCCTCGTTGTGCAGATATGAGGGGGGGAAATTCCATTCTGCGACGACCTTGTGGCCAGAAATCGTGTCTTTGCCGACCTGAATATTGATAATCTCCCCCGCTTGACCACTGCCAGCGCCCAGTTTGCCGTCAATCTCTGGAATGGCGCCTTCTCGTGACGGCTTCCACCGCTCTCTTGTAAAGCCTGCCTGTGCCTGGGTGTCTTCGAATTCGTTGTCTGGGTCATAGGATGCGACAACCAGACGTGGCTTTGACGGCGTGGCCTGAGGGTAGGCAAGGGCCCAGACTTCGGCCTCTGTGATCGGCGGGCTGCCTCGTCCGACGACAGCTCTTGCGAGCTTTTGAGCGATATCGGCAGACAGAAATTCCTTGGTGTAGAGATCGGCGTTTTCGTAGCGCTGGATACTCGAACTGTTGCGATATCCCATGGCTTTGGCGAGTGCAGCCAGTGATAGGTCTGCTCGATCGCGCAGAGCTTTGAACTTGTCGGTAACGCTGAGATCTTTTCTGGTCATGGCATGATCTACGCATAATGCGTATACGTTTTCCACGTTGACATGCGTACGTCGAAAACGTACGTTTTGCGCGTATTTGTTAACGCCGAGATAGATCATGAACACCGCTGAAAAGATTATCGCCCGGTTTGGTGGGCTCACTGCGACTGCGCGTGCGCTTTCTGACCCGAAAAAGGAATTCCCGGTCTCCACCGTCCAGGGTTGGAAGATTCGCGGTCGAATTCCAGAGCGCTACTGGCGGCAGCTTGTCTCGGCTTCCGAACAATTCGCAGCCCCTTTGGGGCTCGAAGATTTCCTCCCCGCTGAGAGCGATACCGTGCGGGTGCCTTTTCATGGTTGATGTGTTCTCTCCTTGCTCGCCGGTCTTTTCCTCCCGGATCGGTTTGAGCCAGCGCCGGGCGGGAGCGTGGTTTTTGAGTTCTTGCCACGCTTCAGCCCGGCGCACTTCGATTTTTCTTTCGGCCTTGCTGCTGATCACTTTTTCACGCCGTCGCTCAGACCTCACCGGTTTAGCGCGGTGTTTTCGCGTGCGCAGTGAATGCCTCCTCAGAACCGATTCACAAGACTGGAGAATTTGATGCAGCGGCTTCTTGGTGCGCGGGCATGTGACGGGCTGCGTGAGACGACGCGGCGTTCGGTGGTGCAGGGCGGCGGGCCTGAACGCTTCCAGTATGTCACGCGGGTCAATCAGGGCCAGCTGTCGAAATACTGGACCTTTGACCCGGATCGCCGCAGCCAGCTTTTCATGCCGATCGACATAGCAATCGAGGCGGATATGGAAGCGGGCGCGCCGATCATCGTCGGGGAAATGGCCCGGCAGCTCGGCTATCGGCTGGTGCGCGATGAGGATGTTGCAGGGCCGTCCGGTGAGCTTGGTCACGAGGATCTACTCGCCTTTGAAGAGGCAGCGCATCGCGTGATCCAGACCGTGCTGAGATCCGTTGCTGACGGTCATGTCGACCGGGGCGAGGGCGCCGACATTCTGGAAAAAGTCGCGCTGTTGCTGCGCTATGCCGGGATCTTGCAGCAGAAGGCGGAAAGCGCGCGCCGTGGCGCAGGGACGGGCGAGGAATGAGAAAGCCTTGCCGGATCTCTTATGGCGCCGGGTTTTATGCCTGCAGCACCTGCAAGGCCAGCGATTACCCAGGCGACCGGCCTTTTGCCTGCGCAGAGCCTGATTTCAGCCTGCCGCCGAGCCCTTCCAGCAATCACAAAACCGATCTCAAGAGGACAGACCGCATGGCCAAGAAGGCAGCAACAGCAACCGTTTCGACACCCATGGTGAAGGCGGACCCGCCGCCGGTGATGAAACGCGATGACCGGCGGATCATCGCGGCCAAGCTGGACGATGTCTATTCCACGGACGCCTATGTCGAGCCGTGGACGGACGCCGCGGTTGCCAAGGATCTCGGTGTGCCGCGTGCCTGGGTGAGCGAAGTGCGCGAAGCCTTCTTCGGCCCGGAAGGCAGCAATCCGAAGGTCCAGAAGCTGGAGCAGTTTATGGCTGAAATCGAAGCCAATGCTTCGCAACGGCGCGCATTGATTGCCCGGCACTTCGAAGAGGGCACCGCACTGCGCAACGCCTTGCTCGATGATCAGGCAAAGATCGATGAGGCACGGGCGCTTGCCAACCAGATCCTGCGTGAGGTGAAGCGGTGAGCGGGCCACGTATCATTCGGGTTGTCTGCCCGCATTGTCAGGGCAGGGGCTATTTCGCCGATGGCGTCCGCTGCACGGTTTGCGCTGGCAGTGAGCGGATCAGTGCCGACGATGCACGTGCCTTTGCCATTGATCAGCGCCGCGCGGCGGATGCCAACGGGCCGGGTGAGCTCTCATGGCCACAGAAGCGCAAATGCGCGGCCGTTGCTGAACGGGTGTTCGAGACATTGCACGAACTGCCGCCATGGCGCCGGCATTATGCATGGGAGAATGCGCAGTGAACAGCCAGATTGCCAGCCTAATCGCAGACATGGTGCGGGCAGGGGTAGACCCTGACCTGATCGGACGCACGGCCGAAGTGCTTGCGGCGCGTGAATCCGCGGATGCTGTCGATGAGCAGGCAGAACGGCGGCGCGCGAGGGACCGCGAGCGTAAGCGCGGAAGAATTCCGCGGAATTCCGCGGAATCCGCAGAATCTGCGGAAAGTGTGGAAGCCTCACAAAAAGAGAAAGCCCCCCACACCCCCCTAGAGAAAAATTCTCCCCTCAAAGAAAAGACCCCTAAAGGGGTCCAAAAGAAAGTTCCCCTCATAGCCGGAAACGAGGCTTTCGAGGCGAGACGCAAAGCTGGCGATATCGCAGGGCTCAGTGCCGAGTTCGATGATCGGTTCTGGCCAGCCTATCCGCAGAAAGTGGCAAAGCCTGCTGCGCTCAAGGCCTTCATGAGGGCCCGGACCCGTGCCGATCTCGAGGCCATCCTTGCAGGGCTCAACCGTTACGTCGCCAAGCGTGATGACCGGCCTTGGTGCAATCCTGCGACCTGGCTCAATCAGGACCGGTGGAACGATGCGCCGGTCAGTGCACCGCAGCCGATACCGCGTTCACCACCGGCTTTCCGGGAGAACCTGCAGGAACGGCAACAACGAATTTCCAGAACCATGAGAGGCGAAGATGACGACGGAACTGGTGGCAAAATCATCGACATTGGTCGCAGAGATTACCGCGCTTGAAGACAGGCTGGCCCCGGCAACACCGGAACAGGCCGGCGAGATCGTCGGCAGCCTGATCGATCTCGGCTTCATCGCGCCAAGCTCGATCAAACCGGGGCTGGAACTGAAGGCCTACCGGATCGCACTGAACGCGGCGCCGCTTGAGGCGCTGAAGCATGTGGCCAACGGGCTGATGCAGGGGCAGTTTCCCGAATTCCGCTCGTTCCTGCCGCGTCCGGCAGAGCTTGCCGTGCTGGTCGCCGATGCCGCGAAGGCGGATCGCTGGGCGCGGGCGAAAGCAAAACGGGATCTCGAGGCGGCGCAGGAACGGGAAGCGCTGCAGCTGGAACTGAGTGAGGCCGAGAAGGAACGCCGGAAGGAAATGGCGGCGAAGGCGCGCAAGCTGATCGCCCAGATCACGGCAGGGCGTTCGCTGGAGGAAGCTGCCCATGCGCGCTGATGCTGAAAACCGGAAGCTGCAGCGCAAGGCCTTCATGCGGTTCTACAAGCTTTGGCCTGCCTGCGGCGATGATTCCGACGAGCGGGCCTTTGCCGAATGGCAGGCGCTTGCCGAGGAAGACCGGCAGGCCGCAGCAAGCCAGCTTGAGGCCTATCTGGCGTTTGAGGCGATCAATGGCAGGCAGGTGAAACATGCCGCCTCGACCTATCTGAAGGAAAAGCGCTGGTCTGTGGTGCCTGAACGGGTGGCCTCGACCAATGGCCCGACGATCGGCTCGACCTTTGGCCGTTCATGGATGGCGGAACGCTTCGCCCGTCTCGCCGCACCATGCCGACGCCTGCCGCCGCTCTCAGCCTTCTATCAGCACCAGATCGCGGCAGGGCTCTATGACGAGACCGCGGTGAAGCTGGAGCGCATGCGCAAGATGGGCTGGCCGGCCGTTAACGACATGCATGCACAGGCAGTGCGGGAACCCGCCAAGGGCGTTCGGGTGAGCCGGGCGATCGCCATGCTCGGCGATGGCTTCGAGGCGGTGCGGGTTGATGGCGAGATCTGGCAGGCATGGCAGGCTGAGCACGATAGGCGCGGCTGGCCATGGCTGCCGGATACGGGGCGGCAGGACTGGGTCTACTTCCCCCCGCTTGAGGGTGGAGCGCCAGATGCGGCGCTTGAGGCATTCTTCGACAGGCTCGAACGGGCAAGGGTAAGTGAGGCGGTGGCATGATGGTGCGGCAGGATATCGACGGACAGATCATTCGGGATGCGCGCCCGAAGCTCGAGGAGCGGCTGAAGGCGATCAGCATCCGCCAGCGTCCGTCATTGCGCGAACCGGTGGCCGATGATGCACCGTGGTTCGTCGCTGAGGTGCAACAGGGGCACGAATGCACGGTGGAAAAAGATCTGATCGCAGCCGGTGTGCAGACGGCGCTGCCGATGCGAAAAGGGCCAGCCCGCAAGCGGCGCGGACGAATCATTCCGGCAAGCGACATGCCGCTGATGGGCGGTTATCTGCTGGTCAGATTTGCTGTCTCGAATGAGGCGCTGAACGCCTTTTATGGCTTCGATCACGTCTCGGGTCTTCTTGGCGGATGGGATAAGCCGTTTACGATAATGCACTGGAAGGTAACGGAAATCCTTCGACGCTCACAGATAGGCGATTACGACTGGCAGCGTCAGGCGGCAAGCCGGTTCCAGCCGGGCGAAACGGTTCGGATCGGTGATGGTGTCTTTGCCGGGCTGTCCGGCGAGATCGTGAATGCCCGCTCAGACGGCCGTGGGGACGCTGTGGTGGAGGTTGAGCTGATGGGACGAAAAACGCCGATGCTGATCCCCCTTGCAATCCTCGAGAAACTGTGAATCTATATGCGCCAACGGATGATCCGGTTCTCAGTGGAGCTTGCTCGCACGCCCGGACCCAGCCCTGAAACGGCCGATGAGAGGCCGGACCACTTCAGGGCCAGTGCGTGAGCTATGCCTTCCTGACAGACGATGACGATTGAGCACTCCTCGTTCTCAAAATGGGTGATTGAAAGTTCGTTCGTCGTCTTCCCGAAACAACTAAATGCAATGACATGTAAGCTTGTATCGCTTTAGTCGTTGCCTGCATTGGTTGTTATTGGTATATTTGAACTACCTTCTTTGAGCCTGGGACAGAGGTCCCCAAATTCGCCGACGCCCCCATGACGGCGAATGGGTGCGTGTGCTCTGAAGGCCCCTGAGAGAGGCGACCATACCCCCAAGGTCGCCTCTCATTTTAGGTTTTGTAGTTTAAGCGAACGCCTTAAATATTGATTTACTAAAATACCAACTGAGGGGCTACGGCAGCTTGTCTTTGGGTATGTCGTGGCGTACCCATGGGTTCGATTTCAGTATTCATTTGACGACCTTGGCGCAGAGACCTGATGTTGTGCCAAGGTTTTACGAAATCTTACGGCGCACCTAGATTTTTAGGACGAAGCCCGTCTGGCAAATGTCGGACGGGCTATTTGCTTATGCTTTCAGCCCACATCGACATCGACTTATCCCGCTTCGAGGCGAAGATGACCTCGGTGCAACGCGAGCTTATGCCAAAGGCGGAAGTGCTGGCGTTGAACTGGCTGGCCTATGACGCCATGCGGGAAGTGAAGGCGCGGATGAAGACGGTGTTTGACCGGCCGACGCCTTATGCGGTGCGCGGCATCGTCTACGACAACGCGACTTTGGCGAACCGGAACTCTGCTGTTGTCGCAACGGGTGACCGCACGAAAGGCGGGCTTCCGGCCACGGCCTTCCTCGGCCCGGAGATTGAGGGCGGCATGCGCGGGCACAAGGCGTTTGAACAACAGCTGATCGGACGCGGGCTGATGCGGCGCAATGAGGTTGCCGTGCCTGCAAGACAGACGCCGCTCGACCGCTACGGCAACATGACGCAAGGGTTTCTGAACCGGGTCATGCGTGATCTGAAGATCGACTACCGGGGCAGTGGCGCAAACCGCATCTCGAAAGGTTCGACGCGGCGCAAGCGCAAGGCAAAGCCTTATCAGTTCTTCGTGCCGCAAAGTCGCGCCGATCTGGTGCGGGGCATCTGGTTTTCCGGCCGCGGTGACCGGGATTTCTATCCGGTGATCCTGTTCGTCAGTGCTACGTCCTACCGTGAGCGGCTGAAGCTGAAAGAAATTGTCGACGAGGTCGTCCGTTCGAAGATGGACAAGGTTTTCGCAAGAGCTTTTCGGAAAACACTCGAAAGCAGTTGAAGAAAACAGAAATTGGAGGGTTTAGGGCACGACTGTGAGTCTGTTGTTCACGTATCAAAGCTATTTTAAGCGGCTTTCGTTGCCTTCATGCTCCAAATGTCTATCATCCGAAAAGCCGCTTCGATAGAGGTGGCCTTTCCAAGTACACTTATTCCCCGCGAATGTGAATCGTCATTTGTTTCGAAAATAAAGTAGCCGTCAAAGCCGAGATGTGTGGCGCCAGATTCAATAATTGTTTGACGGGCAAGTGCGGCTATGTGGATACTTTTCTTGTTGTCGAGTCTTACCGATGCAAGGATGTCTTCCATGGCACGTTCACCTCTTCAGGCGAGGCAGTCGCCTCGAATTTCCGTAAATGATCTTGCGCTCTATATGGTGTCGTCCGATACAGCGCGAATGGGGATTGTCCGCAGAGCGAAGTATCCACAAACTCCCCCAATAATTCGTTACCGAGACGTGAGATCGGTTCTTTGTCAGTATTTATCAGATCCCTTACGCCCTGTTAATCGGCTTGTCGATGCAGAGGACATTTTTCAGCAGCGGATCGACGATCCCTCAATCCGAGACCTTGCCCGAGATGACGCTCGTCATTCAATTGATGTTCTTCACGCAATTCAGGGTATGCAGAATCAACTGGCTTCCTTTGATTTCCATCATGCTCCTCAAGATCAAGACAAGCTTGAGATAGCGGGAGTGGAAGTTTCGGTGAGGGCAGACTTACTGCTTCACGCGTCAGCTAGAGGCGTTCAGCAAATTGGCGCTGCGGTCCTTCGGATGACCATGGACGACGCGGAAACCGACGCCGCTCGCCAAAAAAGGCGTGAAATGGGTATCTATGCCGCGACTTTGGCTAGGTTACATCTCGATCAGAACATACCGACCGACCGGCAACCGGTTAATCGCCTTTGTTTGTCGATTGATATTCAGCACGGCGAGGTCTTTGAGGCCCCAAATTCGAGCACAAGACGTATAAATGACATTGAAAGTGTTTGTCGGGTGATCGCCGCGTTGTGGCCGACCATTTAGGTGTTTTCACACCAAGCTGATTCTTATGCGCCGGGTCCTACCTGGGGCCGGTGGCCACGCGGGTATTTGGCACCGCGCGGTCTGGGCAGTCTGAGCCGGATTTTTGAGCCTAAAGTCCAAGCCTAAACTAAAGACAGGGTGAGTTTAGCCACCATGGAAGCCATGCCTGAGAGCATGACCAAGGCCGCCTTTGCAGCGCTGATTGCTGTCTCACCCGGCCGGGTCTCGCAATATCTAAGCGCCGGGCAGATCCATGGCGATGCGATCGAGGGCGAGGGGCGGTTTGCCCGGATCCGTCCTGGTCCAGCCATCGTCCAGCTCGGCCTTTCAATCGATCCCGCGCAAGGATTTGGCGCCAACGGGAAAGCAGCGACAGCCACAGTTCGCAAACAGGCTGATTTCCCCCGTGCCGAAGCGCGGCCGGGCGGGGCGGGGCAATTGCCGCTCCGCCCGCCGTCACCTGACGAGGATCTGGCCGAGCTTCTCGCCCGCGAGCGGCTGCAACAGCAAAAATACAAGACCGCCCAGATGGCGCGGCAGGAACGTGAAGAGGCGGGCATCTATGTCCGCACGGAAGACGCAAAGCGCGAGACCGGTCGGGGGATCTCGGAAGCCTTCAAGGTGATGGAGCAGGGGCTGCCGGATCTGGCAACGGCGCTTTCTGAAGAGTTCGGCTTACCGCAGCGGGATTTGCAAAAGGCACTGACCCGCAAATGGCGGTCGATCCGGGAGGCCGCGGCCGAGGCGTTCCGCGCCATCAGGGACAAGACGCCGGAAACGCTTGAAGCGCCGGATGACGAGGACATGCCAGACCATGACGATCCTGTTCAACCCGCTGCGGCTGATCTATGAGGCGCTGGCGGAAGTCTGCGAACCACCGCCACCAGTCGACTATCTCGCCTGGGCAAAAGACAACATTGTCTTTTCCGAGCGGATCTCGGCCTTTCCCGGCCCTTATCGCGAGGACATGTTTCCGTTCTTCTCGGAGATCCTGAAGGCGCTGTCGCCGGATGATCCCTGTTCGATTGTCTCGCTGGCCAAATCCGCCCAGGTCGGTGGCACGGTGCTGGCCAATATCTTCCTGCTCGGTACGCTGGAGCTTGACCCCTGCGACTTCCTCTATGTCCACCCGACAGAGGAGAACGCCTCGCGCTGGTCGAAGACCAAGCTGATGCCGCTGTTGCGCGAGACGACCTCGGTCAGGGCTCTGTTTGCTGATGGCAGCCGCGACGGTGGCAATTCGATCCTTTACAAGGAACGGATCGACGGGCGTGGCGCGGTGCAGGCGGCCGGTGCCAATTCGGCCGCGGGCCTGTCGATGATTTCGCCGCGCGCCCAGGTGCAGGATGATCTTGCCAAATGGGGGATGAATGACGCCGGTGACCCGGAGGTGCAGGCCGACAGCCGGTCGAAGGCCTTCTTCAATCGCAAGGTCTTCAAGATCTCGACCCCGCTGATTGCACCGGGC